GTTCAGCTCATCCTGCGCATCCTCGGCCAGTTCCTCGGCGGTCTTGGGCTTGGGGGCTGGTGGCGGCGGTGCGTTCTTCTTGCCGCGCTTCTGGGGCGAGTCCGGGCTGAACATGTCCAGCCAGCTCTTCTGGCTGGTGCCGCTGACGTAGTCGAAGAGCATGAGCTGCTTGGCATCGAATCCCTCGGGTAGCTCATCGGTAGGCGCCGTCACCAGCTGGGGCAGCGGCATCGCCTTGGCCACCTTGGCCCCCACGATCTCGGCGTACTTGTCAGCGATGGATTCCGTGACGTGCAGGAAGCGGTAGGCCGTGGCCTTTTTCACGGTCGGCGCGTAGGTCTCCAGCCACTTCGTCAGGGTGATTGGATCCTCTGATTCGGGAGTAAGTCCACGCGTGGACTTACTTTTGGCAGCAGGCCCCTTCTTGGTCAGTTCTGGGTGCCTTTCGCGGAGCTGCATCATCATCGCGCCGAAGATGACGACCTCCTTCATGCCTCCGGTGGCGCGCTCATACTGCGCGGTGAGCTGCTGGCCCATCAGCGTGTTATCCGTGGTCGGGACAGTGAGGGCGGTGCTGGTGGCAGGGGCTGTTTTTTTGATGGTGCTCATGACGGGGAAAGTGGGTTGGTGTGGAGGCCTTTCAGGGCGGGGGTGAAGTCGATGCCCAGTTCGCGGGCCAGATCTTCACGGGTGGTGGAGATGAGGCGGTAGGCCCAGGCTCTGGCTTCCTCGCGGGTGGTCTGCTTGCTGGTGCGCTGCCTGCCACCGCGCAGCTTCACCGCGATGTAGCGCGTGCTCTTGCGCACGATGAGGCGGTAGGGCTTGGATCGGCGGATCCTGCGTGGCTTCACCGTGCTCATGCATCTGCGGTCTCCACCTCCGGGGTTTTGAGTGGCTTGATGCTCAGTTTCTCGCTGCGCTCCTTGTTAATGCCGTGGCCGGTGAACCAGGCACTGAAGCGCTTCCAGTTCTTCTTCACAAAACCCTTGTCCAGGCTCGGCTCAGCGATGCGCAGGCAGGCCATGGCGCTCATGCGGTCGGCATCAGAGGCGGTCTCATCATCCGCCATGGCCATGAGGCTGGCGGTGGTGGCCTCCTCATCTTCACAGGTCACGGTCTCGCTGCTGCGGTAGGCGATGACGTGCGTGTCCAGGCTCAGCGTCTTGCCTGCCCCCAGGATCGTGGCGCGGTGGGTTTCGATGTCTGCCTTGATCTCGGCCTCCATGAGATCACGCTCACTGATCAGCGGGCCGATGATCTTGGCGGCAGCGGCTTGAATCGCGGTCACCTGGGCCTTCATGTCGGCTTTGGCGATGGCAATGAGGTCTTCTTTGCGGGCCAGTTTGGCCAGGCGGTTTCGGAGTTCGTTGATGTCCATATCAGGTCCAGGGGATGAGGTAGCTGGAGGCCACGCGCACGGCCTCCTGGGTGGGTTCGATGACGAGGAACGAGTACCCGCTGAACGTGTCCTCGTAGTGCAGCACCATGCGCGTGCCGTTGGTGATCTCGCGGGTTTGGGGCAGGGCTGGGTTGCCGCTGGTGTCGCCGTCCAGGCAGCGCTCCTTGCAGCAGTGCACACGCATCGCCACGCGGCAGGTGTAGTGATTGCCTTTGATCAGTTCGGTGGCGCTCATGGGTTCTGGGCGGTGAGGTTGAGCGCCAGGGCAAACAGCCAGGCCGCGAGTTGAATGACAGCCAGGGCGATGCAAAGGCCGCGCACGATCCATTTGCGCTGATGGTTAGGCAGCGCGGGCCAGTCAGAGGGCGGGGGCAGTGTGTCTGCCTCACGCTGGCGGCGTTCTGCGATGCGCTGGCAGATGCGGTGCATGCCTGGCACATCGTCCGTCACCATGGGGATGGTCTGGGGCAGGTTCATCACGCAGCCTCCTTGTTGAGGTTGCTCGTTGCGGCCTGCATGGCTGCCACGGTGGAGGTGGCAAAGTCGCTGCTGCTGGGGCGGGGCGCGATGTGCAGGCCGCGCTCGCGGAGGCTCAGGAGGTTTTCCACCATGACGCTGAGCAGGCGTCCTGGAGCGGGGTGGTTTCGGGGCGTGTCGGATGTCTTCATGGTCGTGGGGTATCGCTTTGTTGGTTAGGCGAAGAGGAGCGGATGATCCGCATAGGGGTCTGGGGTAGGGCGTTTGGGGCGTGCCTTTCGGAGTTCATTGATGTCCACCACGTTGGCGGGCAGCGGTGCGGCGGGCGGCTGGGCTTTGGGCAGGTACTGCGGGCAGCGCTCGGCGATGGCGGACAGCAGCGCGGTCTTGTCCCCGGTGGTGATGCGCAGGAGGTAGTTCACCACGGCCTGGCGTGACACACGCAGCCGGCCATGCTCGCCCGTGCCACCCGCGTCGTAGCGTTTGGCCTCCAGGTTGCCCTTGCGGATCATCCTGCGCACAGAGCGCTCTCTCACGTCCAGGACATACTCCACCTGATTGGTCGTCAGGTCGTCATTGCCTGGGATGGAGCAGAGCCGTGTGATGTCAGGATCCATGAGCGTGGGTGCGTGGAGGGTTCGCGGGTCTTAGTTCGCGGTTGACGCCTGGGCGGTGGGTCCGCCAGACTCCTGGCATGACCTGGTCTCAACTTTCGAATGTGCTGGAGAAGCTGGTGCGGCTTCACTCCGCGCAGTGGCAGTGCAAGGTGCCTCCGGCTGGTAGCCCCATCGCGCCAGATCTTGAGCTAGCTGTTGACGCATGGTCCCTAGGTCTGGCCCGGAACCTGATGATGGAGGAGACCCCGCCTCCAGAGGTGGCACCGTGGCTGCTGTTGCGCCTCCTGAGCGCGCAGGCCCTGGCTCACTCTCTGGCATTGGCTGGAGATGCAGACTGCCCTTCACTCGATCCGAGTACAATGCAGCAGCTCCTGATCCCTGAGTGGCATGGGGCGCTGAAGCACCGCTGGCATCTGCTGGAGATTCCCCTGTGGCTGCAATGATAAGGTGCGTGGTACTCATGATCAGATCGGCAGGTAGAGGCTGAAGGGGCAGGCGCATTGGCCACGGGCCAGACGGCCCAGCAGCTCGCGCATCTGCCTGCGGTAGGTGTCCAGCCAGAAGAGGCGATGCCGCTGCCACTGCGTGGCCTCGGCCAGGTATTCCGTGCGCAGCATCGGGCCGCGATTCCGCAGGGCCAGGTGCATGGCGCCGCTGACAATCGCGGCAGCCTCCAGATAGCGGAGCAGGCAGTCAGTGATGGGATGGGGCTTCATGGCTCAGTGTCCGCCGTCACGGCGCGGCGGCGGCTTTGTTGGTTAGGCCACTAGATGCGGGACGACGATCCCCATGCGTTCCAGCTTTTCGCGGATGGCGATGCGAACCAGTTTTGACCGGTCACTATCCAGGTTGGTGATCGCGGTATTGATCGGGGCTTCCCAGGATTTGGGGATGGGGACGGAGACCACTGCGCTCTTGCGGCGCGGGCAGGCTCCCCTGCGTTGTGTTTTTTCTTGGGCCATGTGAATGAGTATTACTGAGTATTACACCCGTCAACACCCAGACTTGATTTTTTTTGCGGGTGTAATACACCTGGACAGCTCCCCCAAGCCCGATCCCCCCTTTGCATGCCCGGCAACCGTGACCCAGACCAGACTATAATGACCGTCAGCCTCTCTAAGGGGCTGCTGAAGATTGTGGATACCCGGCGAAAAGTGAACCGCGCTCAGTTCATTCGTGAGGCGATTGCGGAGAAGTTAGCTTCGATGGGCATTGAGGTCCCTGGTGAAGTCATGGCCGTGCCTGATCGCGCCAAGCAAGGGCAGGATGACTTAGCACCCCCGGCCAATGGCGATGCGGGAAGCCATAGCGTAAATGACAAGGATGCCAAGGCTCCTAAACTCCGCACCAGCATCAATTACGACAAGCCCAAGAGAACCAAGAAAAGGGCATAACAAATCAACGATCATGAAACTCCAAGGCATCGCTCTCATCGTCATCATTGCTGGCTTGGGCATCTGCGCAGCTGGACTCTGGCAGTCACACAGTCGCAAGCAGGATGCCGTGCTTCATGAACTGAAGGAGATCAACCGTGCGCGGGAGTGGCAGGAAGCTCAGGCAGAGCGCCAGCGTATCGCTCAAGCTGAAACAGATCGCGCGAATCTCATTCGTAAACTGGAGTCGGATCGCCTCAAGGCCAAGCTCGATGCGGAGCGTCGCGAAGATGAGCTTCGTCAAAAGCTCGCTGAGAATTGGAAGTCAATGAATGTGCCTGCGATGAGGGCTAAGGCAGAAGCTGACCTGGAGGCTGCGCGTGCCAGATCGGAGGCTGCGCTTGGCTTCACGGAAGATGAGAGCAAAGGCAACTGACCTTTATGCGCTTCTTCCGCATTCCTCCGCCTTTCCGCACAACACAGGGCAGACGGAAAGCTCCGCGAGATGAGTGGACGGTGTTCTCAGAAACCCTTGTACGCTGGGTCATGTGCCTGGGCGCGGCCTTCGCTCTTCTCACGCTGCTCTATGGGTGGGTGAGGAGCTGGTTTTGAGCCATGCACAGGGCAGGCAGGATGCTTGCACCACCTTCCAAGGCCAGCCTTCACGGGCTGGCTTTTTTGTGTCCATTGTGGCCGGTCCGGACCGGTGACGTTGTTGGTTAGGTGTGGTGAAGTGGTGGTGCTTCGTGAGAGGCGTTTGATGGTCATGGGTCGGCCTGCCGTCGCTGCGCAAGAGCGGCGGCAGGTTTCCCGGGGCCGCGATGCCTTGAGCGCTGTTCTCCACTCAACTCCACCACCCCATCATGAAAGGCATCCTCGTGAAAAAGTTCGGCACCTTCCTCGGCCTCTGCGCCTTCATCGGCATCATCATCGGCTACACGTTCGTTCCTGCTTCCTGCCAGATCAGTCCTGAGCAGATGAAGCGGCTCCAGGCCATCACCGTCCCTGCCACCCAGCTCGGCCTCGCGGTCGCGCAGTCCCAGGGCTACATCACCCCTGGTGACCGCATCACCATCACCCAGGGGGTGGCCATCGTCACCTCGGACAAAACCCCGGAAGCCAAGCTCTTTGAGCTGACGGAGCTGGGCCTCAAGGAGGCGCTGAACAAAGGCCTCATCACCAACGGCAGTGTCATCACCCTGGACACCCCGGAGAAGGCCACCATCGCCCCGCCTGATCCGCTCCCCGCGTCTCCGCTGCTCCCGCAGCCTCAATAAATCCCCACGCCGACGATACTGGCAAAGCGGGCCTTGTGCCCGGCTGAGTGGCAGCGGCGGACTGCCTCGGGGGAATGCCACCTCATTTCAGGCATGACGCCTCGGAGAGACGAGCCCTCAAGATGGGTCTGGATGGTTTTTATTCCTTCAAGGCGGACCCCTTTAAATGCCTACCAAGGAGTCGCGAATGCCCGCTGCGAGCAGGCATGACAGCCGGAGAGACGGCAGCCATCGCAAACCACCGTCAACGGCTCCCTCTTATGAAACTCTGCATCGAAGTCGGTCACGGCATGTCTAACAAACGGTCAGGTGTCTATGACACCGGGGCGGTCTATGGCCCTCATGAGGAGGCATCCATTGTCCTGCTCTGGGGACATGAGCTGCGCAAGGCCTGCGAGTATCTGGGCATGCCCTGCTTCATGACCCGCGTGCATCGCAATGATCCCACGCCGCTGGGCACACGCGTTGCACGGGCTGAGCAGGAAGGTTGCACGCACCTCATCAGCCTGCATGTCAATGATGCGGATGCGCCTGGGGCCAATGGTTTCGAGACCCTTTACCGTACCCCTCACAGCGAAGTGTTTGCCGAAAGTCTGCATCATCTGATGAGCACCCTGAACCTGCGTGATCGCGGGGTGAAGCTGCGCCCGGATCTGGCGGTGCTCACTTCCAAGTCCATGCCCTCGGCGCTCCTGGAGCTGGGCTTCATCCGCTCGGCCTCTGACATGCGCGTGGTCACAGATCCGACCATCATGCAGCGCCACTGCGCCAAGATCGCCACCTACCTGGCCGGTCTCAGTGCTCCTGCCAGGTCTGCGCCTGAGCCTGCCGCTCATGGCTGCACCTGCCCCTGCACCTGTGGCAAGCGGCCTAACTAAACACTCGTCAACGGCTCCCTCTCCCCCATGCCCGCCACCCTCTACAACTTCACCCTCTATCGCGGCGTGACCTTTGCCGGTCTGCGTCTCATGGCGGTGGATGCCACCGGCAGCGCTGTGGCCCTCAATGGGGGCACCACGGCCCTGCTCCAGGCACGCAAGGCAGCGGGCAAGGCACTGGCCTTTGAGCTGCCAGTGAACCTCGGTGAGGCGGTGGGCGAAATCCTCATTCCGGAAGTCTCCGCGACCACCACGGCGGCGCTGAGTCGCGGCGAGTTCGAGTACGACCTCATCCTCATCAGTGCGGATGAGAAACCCTGGCCACCCATCCTGCGCGGCGTCATCAAGGTGGAGGACATCATCAGCCAGCCATCCTCATGAACGCCATCCTTCTCGGTCTCGCTGTCTCTCTGCTGGTGGGCTTGGTGCTCACCTTCGCCACCCACTGGAAACGCTGATCTCATGCCTGCCATCCATCACCTCATCATCTCGGACCTGAGCAGCCCTGGCATCGTCCGTGTCATCGTCACCTCTCTTCCATGAAACACGTTCTCGCTCTCCTTTCCGCCTTTCTTCTGACGCTGCCTGTGGCCGCGCAGAATGTGGGTGACTTCATCCTCCATGAAAAGATCGCCACCACGGGCCAGGTCACACCCCGCTACTTGCCCAAGGGTGCCAGCACGCTCTGGGGCACGAATGCCAGCTCCCTGCCCATCCCCATCACGCTGGGCAGTGGTCTGAGCCTGAACCTCACCACCAAGGTGCTCAGTGCCACCGGCAGCGGTGGCACCTGGGGCAGCATCACTGGCACCCTGAGCGCGCAGACAGATCTGAATGATGCCCTGGCTCTCAAGGCACCGCTGGCATCCCCCACCTTCACCGGCACGGTCACGATTCCATCCGGCGCCAGCATCAGCGGGTACCTCACCACCGCGTCTGCGGCGAGCACCTACCTGACCAGCGCCACGGCGGCGAGCACCTATCTGACGATCTCCACCGCTGCCAGCACCTATCTCACGCCCACGGGCAACGGCTCCGGCCTCACCTCGCTGAATGCCTCCAGCCTCAGCAGTGGCACGGTCAATGATGCGCGGCTCTCCGCCAACGTCAGCCTGCTAGGCTCCAGCATTGATCTTGCGAGCGAGGTCACGGGCAACCTGCCTGTGAGCAGGTTGAACTCCGGCACCTCGGCCAGCTCCTCCACCTATTGGCGCGGGGATGGCACCTGGGCCACTCCTGCGGGCGGCAGCAGCATCAGCACCCCCAAGGTGGTTTACGTCGAGTCCAACGGCAATGACGGCACGGGCGTGGTCGGAGATCCCAGCAAGCCCTTTGCCACGGGCACAGCGGCCTACAATGCCGGGCAGGCAGGGTCTGCGCCCTTCGCTCTCTCCTTTGGAGCAGGCAGCTTCACGGTCTACATCAATGAGCCTCCTTACCTCAGCTCCATTCAGGGCCGGGGTGATGGAGTCACCACGGTGAATCTCTATGCTAATGGGCAGAACAGCGTGGATGAGAATGCAGGCGCGGGCATTGATCTGGATCTGAAGCTGCTGCACCTCACGATCGTTGTGCAGTCGAACGGTGGCGAGGCCTCCGGCTCCAGCGGTGCGGGGGGTAATGGTGGCACTGTCATCCTTCGTGGCCTGGCCTATGTGGATGTCAGCGCCACGGGTGGCAATGGTCTGAGCGGCGGCGCTACAGGTGGCACTGTCTATCTGCATGGACCTCTCAGGCTTGCGGGGGTCAACGTCAATGGCGCCAGCGCCAATGGCAGCCTCTTCGCGGATGGCTGTGACCTCCGTGATGTCTTCTTCAGTGGCACGGCCACCGTGGGCCGGTGCAGCTACACGACCGCCAACTTCACCATCTCGAACGATAAAGGAGGGAACGCAGCCTACTGACATGAGCGCACCATCATCCATCTCTCTTACCCCCAAGACCTTCCTGGAACGGCTCACCATGGCTGAGGTGGTCGGTGTGATGACCTCCACGATCCCGGAGATCATCTACTTCCGCACCATGTTCTGTGTGAGTGAGCGCATCGTGTCCACGGATCCGCTGCTGCCGGTGGGCATGCAGATGCTGGTCACGCACGGCCTGCTCACTGATGAGCGCCGGGCGCAGATCATGTCCTACGCCGCCTAACCACGTTTTCTCCCATGCTCCTCCTCCTTGCCCAGTCTGCCCAGGACATATCCAGTGTGCCTGCGGATGATGTGAAAAGTTTCTTCATCATGCTGGCCTTCGTGCTCGGCCTGGCGGCGCTCGGGGGTGGTGGCTACATCCTTGGCAAACGCGGCACGAAAGCGGATCCGATCCATGTGCATCAGCCAGTGAAAGTGGATGCCACCACGCGTGCCGCTGCGGAGCATGCCCATCAGTCGGAGCTGGATGAGCTGCGGGCCTTGTTTGAAAACGAGCGCCAGGCAAACATGGAAGAACACAAGAGCCACCGCGCTGCTCTTGCGGCGATGCTGCAACAGATCACGGACAAAGGAAACAGTCGCGAGCTGAACATCATCAACGCCATCAATGAGGCTAAAGACTCCATCACCGCTGCCACGCTGAAGGAACTGAAAGACATCCATAACCGCATCAATCCTCTCGCTGAAAAAGTGGGCGAGCACAGCAAGGCCATCGAAGGCCTGGGTGCGCAGCTCAAGAACCTCTGGGAGATCGTCAGAGATGCCCTGCGCGATGCCCTCCACTTCAAGAAAGCCAGATCATGACCTCCGCCTCCATCGCCCTTCGTCCCCTCGTTCTCGAAATCATGCAGATGGCCCCGTCTCGCAAATGGTCCGAGGCAGCCATCGTCACCCAGGTGCACACGCAGGATCCTTCCGCCCGCGCTATTGATGTGATGTCTGCGATGAACTTCCTGCATGGTGAAGCTCTGGTGAAGACGGCTCACAACCGCATGATGCAGTGTGACACCTGGGAGCTGACTGAAACCGGCAAGGCCTACCGCTTCCCATGATCCGCAAGCCCCATCCATCTTCCGTGCTCAAGACGCTGTCTGATGAAGATCAGGCCGCGCTCTTTGAGTTCATGAGTGATTCCAAGAAGACGCTGGCAGATGGCGTGGCGTGGCTCTTCAGCAACAATGGTGTGCGCACCAGTGACAGCAGCCTCAGCGAGTGGCGCCAGTGGTACAAGATGAAGACTGACATCGAGGCCTGGAATGCCGACAGCGAGGCTCTGAAAGAGATGCTCAGCACGGAGACGGAGATTGATCAGAACCTCATCCCCAAGATTGCGGAGGCGGTCTTCATCTCGCGCGCGGCGAAGACGGGTGATGCCAAGATGTTTGCCACCGTGGCCAGCATCATCCAGCGGCACAAGGAGCTGGAGTCCAACCAGCAGTCCCATGCGGACAAGATGCAGCTCGAAGACAAGAAACTGGCCCGCAAAGACCGCGCCCTAACCCAGGCTGAAAAGAAGATCGCTCAGCAGGAGCGCAAGCTCCTCATCCTGGAGGCCAAGGAACGTGATGCCACGGCGGTGCTCAGTGCCACGGACATGAGTGAGGAGGAGAAGGTCAACAAGATGCGCACCATCTTCGGACGCTGATGCCATGCCCAAACAAACACCACTCCAAAAGGACGCCATCGAACAGATTGCCGAGAAGGCACGCGCCCAGAAGGCAGCTCTTTCGCGCCAGGCTGAGGAGCTGATGCAGCTGGTGAGCGCAGCAGCAGATCGTTCCAGCAATCCTCTGCACAAGTGTGATCTCGAAACACTGCGTCAGCGCTGTGAGCAGCATGTGCTGGGAGTGAATGTGAACGGCTGGGTGAATCCGTTCCCCAGCACCAACCCCAAGAGCCAGCTGCTGCAGTATCAGCATGAGTACTGGCATGATGACTCCAGGTTTAAGGCCTGGCTCGCATCACGCCAGGTCGGCAAGGATTTCAGCAGCGAGGGCGAGAGCGCCGAGGACTGCATCATGAATCCATCCCATCGGTGGATGATCGCCGCGCCATCGGAGCGGCAGAGCCTGGACTCGCTGGAGCAGCAGAAGATGTGGGCAGAGGCCTTTGGTCTGATTGTGGATGACTACCAGGAGGAGCGGGAAGGCGGGCAGAGTGAGACCTTGCTGAAGGCTGCCGAGATCAAGTACCACAACAAGTCATCCGCCGTGGCTGTGCCTGGCAGGCCTGACACCGTGCGTGGCAAGAGCGCCAGCATCCTGCTCACAGAGTTTGATTTCTTTGAGCAGCCCCAGCTCACCTGGCGTGCCTTGCTGCCATCCATCACCAACTCTCTGCGCGGCGGTGAAAAGAAGATCCGCACGGTGTCCACACCGAACGGCAAGGGCCGCATGATGGACAAGTTCTTCAATGAGGAGCCCAAGGGCAAGATGGTCTGGAGCAAGCACCTCACCACCATCTATCATGCGGTGCTGATGGGTCTGCCGGTGGACATTGAGGAAATCCGCTCCGCCATGGATGATGAGGAGGGCTGGGCACAGGAGTTCGAGTGTCAGTTCCTGGACGGCTCCAACGTCCTGCTGCCTTATGAGGTCATCCAGCTCGCGGAGTCCATGGATGCTACCGAGAGCTGGTCTCTGGATGACGCGGGCGGCTCGCATCCCATCTATGTAGGTATTGACTTCGGACGCACGAATGACCCGACCGTCTGCTGGACTCTGCAAAAGGTGGGTGACATCCTGTGGACACGCGAGGTGCTGGTGCTGAAGGGGGTATCCACCCCAGATCAAGAGCGCATCCTGCATCAGCGCATCAGCCGCGCACGCCGCGTGTGCTTCGACTACACAGGCCCCGGCATCGGACTCGGAGACTATCTGGTGAAAGAGCATAAGGAGTGGGACCCCTCGGCGCACAAGCTGGGCAAGATCCAGCTCTGCACCTTCACCGTGGATTTTAAGCGCGCCATCTTTCCGCGTCTCCGCCGTCACTTTGAGGCCCCCACCCGGCTGCGCATCCCCATCAGCCGCGAGATCCGTGAGGACCTGCATCAGATGCAGCAGATCATCACGAATGGCACCTACAACTACGCATCACCCAGGACCAAGAGCGGCCACAGTGACCGCTGCACGGCCCTTGCGCTGGCGCTGCATGCGGTGGAGGATGCCAAGGCAGACTTCGCATGGTCACCGATCCCGCGCCGGACAGACAGCACGGCGGCGGGGGGTGTCGGCGGTGCCTTGAAACGGGTGAAAAAGGCCCTCGGGCTGTGATTTCCCGGAAACGCGATTTAAGGCCGGTCTGAGGGGGCGGGATGGCTCGGAGTAGCTCTCACCCCCCTATCCCCACCCCAAAAACCGTGCAAATGGCGTGCAAAACGGCGGCGGACCGGGCCCGGGGTGCCGAAATCGGGTCTGGGGGCCGGAGTGGTCCGGGATCGGGATCGGTGGCCAGGGTGTCGTGGCCTGCCATTTTTGCATGGCAAATGCATGGTTCGCCAAAGACCCTGGAGACGTTTGTACACACCCCCCGCTACCCTGACCCTCATTGACCGCCTTGACCGTGTCTCATCGCTCCCGCTGCTGACAAACCACCGCCAACAACGGCAAACCATCGCCAGCCATCGCCAACGGTTCCCCTCTTTTCTCTGTCCATTGTGGCCGGTCCGGACCGGTGACGATGTTGGTTAGGCGTGGTGAAGTGGGGCGTCTTGAAAACCGGCGCATCCATCTTCTCACCTGCCCACCTTCGCTACCTCAAAGCGGTGCGTGGCACCATGCTGCGCAACCTCTCTGGCGAGTATCTGGCCACGGCGCTGGACGGCTTTGAGTCGGGCAATCTCCGCGCCGCTGCCCAGCTCTGGCAGAGCATGTGCCAGCGGGATGATGTGATCAGCAGCGTGAAGGCCAAGCGCGAGAAAACGGTGAGCCGTCGTGACTGGCAGGTGCTCACCAGTGATAACAGTGGCGAGGCCAAACGCCAGGCCAAGGTGCTGGAGGAGTTCTGGAACAATGTGGATGTGGTGAACGCCTTTGATCGCAACCAGCGCGGCGGCTTTGCCCTGCTGGTCCGGCAGATGATGGAGGCGGTGTCCTTTAAGTACGCCGTGCATCATCTGGTGTGGAAGCCCTCGGCCTCGCAGCTCGGCTGCACCTTTGAGTATGTGCCGCTGCATTTCTTTGAGAACCTCACCGGCTCCCTGCGCTTCTGCCCCACGGGCATGGATTATGAGGGCGTGGAGATGAAGCCTGAAGAGTGGCTGGTGACCTGTGGTGACGGCCTCATGATCGCCGGAAGCATCGGCTACTTCTGCAAGCGCAATGCCCTGGCAGACTGGATGGCCTTCAGTGACAAGTTTGGCATGCCGGGCATCCTGGCACGCACCTCGCAGGGTAAGGACACGCCGGGCGGCATTGCCATGGCCGAGGCGGCGGAAAGCTTTGGCCAGGACTGGACGGCCATTCTGTTTGGCGATGACGGCAGCGGCAAGATCGAGCTGATCACGCCGAGCGGTGGTGCCAGCACGTTGCCCATGCCTGGGCTGATTGAACGTGTGGACCGCAGGCTGGCTGCGCTGTGGCGCGGCGCGGATCTCAGCAGCATGAGCAGCAGCAAGGGCGAGGGCACCGGAGCCAGCGTGCAGAGCGGCGAGACAGATATCCTGGACCAGGATGACGCGCTCATGATCAGCGAGCGGCTCAATGAGATTGATGAGCAGGTGCTGCGCTGGTGGTTCGGCCCCAAGGTCAAGGTGCGCGCCTACATCCGCCTCATCGCTCCGCAGAGTGAAGATCAGAAGCTGCTGCTCACAGCGGTGGAAACCCTGGTCAAGCTCGGCGCTCCCGTGGCCGTCAGTGATGTGCTGGAGCGTTTCGGCTTCCCGACCCCCAAGGCAGGTGAGCCGCTGCTGGGTGAGGTCCAGAAGCAAGACGCGGAGACGCGGAGGCTGGCAGACGCGGAGACGCAGCCCCAGCTCAATGCAGCCATGGATGAAGATCAGTTCCTTCTCGCTGCCGGTCGTCTGCTGGCCCAGGCCTCGCGTGAGGACCGCCAGAACCTCGTGGATGACCTCCGCAGCATCCTGAGCGCGCCAGAGTCCACCCAGCTCAATGCGCTGGCATCCTTCATTGAGCGCCTGCCTGAAAACATCAGCCAGGACACTGCCCAGGTCCGTGCCTGGGAAGTCCTTTTCGCCACCGCCATCGCCAATGGCTGGGCATCCGCATCACCAACCTAACCAACATCACGTCATGACATCTGATCAAGCCATCATCCTTCTCGCCTTTCTCCTTGGAGGCCCTCTCCTCTTTCTAGTCATCATCTTCGTTTTGCCTTCTTTCGTTAAGGACGTTGAGAAGGAGCTGAATAAGCCACACTGCGACCGCCGAACCCGCATCAATGCCAAGGCTCCTGAGCATCCCATGATGTTCGCGCCAGGGGTGAGCCTTCAGCTCAATGCGGACGGCACCTTGCCGGAGTGGATCCAGATCGCCCCGTTTGGCGAGCACCCCACACGCGACAAGCGGGCGGTGCAGCGCTTCAATGCGGAGGCAGCAGATCAGGTCATCTCCTGGTTTAACTTCTGGCCGCGCCGCATCGCCCGGCTCGCCAATCTCAACGCCATCAAGGTCTGGGTGGGGCACCCTGACTTCGCGCCGACTGAATGGCCTGAGCGCATTGACCTGGGCAGCGTGGTGGAGCTGAAGGCGGACGACAAAGGTCTGAATGCCCGCATTGAATGGAACGCGGATGCCATGGCGCATGTGACCAAGAACAAGTTCCCATCCGTGGCCTGGGACTGCGATGTCATCAGTGATGGCGTGGAAGTGCCAGCCATGCTGTGGAGCGTGGGCATGACCAACCGGCCGAACATCAAGAGTGTTCACCCCGTCATCAATGCAGCCGGTGAGATGGACGGCGAGGAGATGGATGCGGAAGATCCTCAAGAGGAGTCCGCGCCAGAGTCCGCCCCTGCCACCAACCTCATGGCCAAGGTCAAGGCTCTGCTCATCCAGGCCGGTCTGGTCAAGGAGTCGGACTCGGATGATGCACTCCTCAGCGGCGTCAGCAGCATGATCAGCTCCATCGTCTGGAAGCGCGAGGAAGAAGCCCGCCGCAAGACGGAGCTGGAGACCATCCGCACCGCGCTGAATGCCGTGGCAGATGTGGCGGACGCGCCTGATACCGCGCTGCCGGAAATGCTCATCACCCAGCTCAATGCCACCGTGAGTGAGCGTGCCACGCTGACGGAGCGCATCAATGCTCTCACCACGGATCTTGCCCATGAACGTGCCGAGCGCATCAACGCCATCGTGGAGCGCGCCCTGGAGACGGGCCGCATCAACAAGGCGGGTGAGGAAGCTCTGCGCACGCAGCTCAATGCGGATCTGACCAAGGGTCTGGAAGAGATGCTTGCACGGCCCGTGCAGCTCAACACCAAGCCCCTCAGCATCGGCAGCTGCAAGCCTGCCATCATGGAGGCGGCGGAGCGTGCCACGCGGCTCAATGCCTGGCTGGATGACTACCAGCAGAAGAACCAGTGCGACCGCCAGGCTGCCTGGACAGCCAGTGAAGCTGACCCGCAGATGAAGAGCATCCATGAGGCCATGAAGGCCGCTGACCAGGCCCGCACCGCCAGCGTCGAGTAATCACCGCCACAAGGCACATCCACCAACACCAACGCACCCACCATCATGGCAAACAAAACCAATGCCCAATTGCAGCAAGAGTTGAATGACGCTCTTGCCAAGATCCTCGCTCTTGAGTCATCCGACAATGCCACGCTGCTTGCGCAGATCGCGGAGCTGAATGGCAAGTATACCACACTGGAGACGACCCATAACAGGATGGTCACAGAGCATGAGTCTCTGAAGGTCCGCCTTTCAGAAACGGAAGCTCGCAAGGCTGAACTGGAGCGCGTGATCTCGGGCTTGCAGTCGCAGACATCCAACGTCGCCGAGCTGAAACCAGAGATCCCGCTCTCCGAAGATGAAGCGTTGATACGCGAGAAGATCCGCGCCGGTCTCGCACGGTCCCAGGCCATCGAGGTCATCGCCAACCAAAAGGCCGAGGACGAAGCTGCTAAGAAGGCTGACGACCAAGCCAGCGCCTGACACGCGAACCCTTTGCCCCAAGGCATCCCGCTTTGAGGCAGTCCAAGAAACCAGAAACACACACCCCACTACCCACCCCAATGAAAAGTATGAACCTGATCCTGGGCTGCCTCATCCTCGCAGCTCTTCTCCTGCCGCTGGCTTTGCTGGCCTGGCAGTCCCTGCCATCCCTCCCCTCGCTGCGCAGCCTGCGCCGTGCATGCGGTCTGCATGTCGGCCTGATGCGCCTCAATGCGCTCACGGACGGCACCCATGCCACGGGCCGCATCGGCCATCTGCTGGCGGATGCCGCGCTCACCACGCGCTATCTGCTGGTGAAGTCCGGCAGTGATGCCAGTCACTTCGCCGCCTGCGGAGCGGGTGATAAACCACTCGGCATCTGCATGGATGAACCCTCTGCCGCTGAAGAGCCTGCCACGGTCCAGTTCCTCGGGGCTGTGCCTGGCACGGTGCTCATGGTCGGCAGTGAGGCCATCGCAGCCGGCGCGGATGTCTTCACCGCTGCCTCGGGCAAGGTGCAGGATGAGCCTGCTTCTGTGGGGACTTACTACCGCGTGGGCCGCGCTGTCACGGCCTGCACCGGAGACGGCCTGACCTTTGAGGTGGTGCCCTGCCTGCCTCAGCTCACCAAGGTCATCGCCAATGCCTCCACCCTGGCCCAGACGCAGGCCGCCATGGTGAACAGCGCCACCGTCATCGTGCTCGGCTCCTGAGCCTGATCATTCCTAGCAACCGCGAACTAACAACAGCGAACCAAGAATACTCATCGAAATGAAAATCAACAAGCAGGCCCGCGCGGCCCTCATGCGCAGAAACCTTCACGCCCTCATCAATGCGGCGGATGCTGCCACCCTGAACTATGCCCCGTCTTACTCTGGCGCCCATCGCCATGGCGAGATCACGGAGTTGAACGCGGATCTTCTCACCGAAGGCACCTACCGTGAAGCCCTGACCACCTATGCCGTGGGTTACCCCGGTGTGGACTTCAGCGCGGATCTGGAAGCCCTGGCCCCGGCTGTGCAGGTGGCAAATCGCTTCGATTACAAAGCCTGGGACAATGCCGAGGTCTTCTACTCCGAGCTGAGTGATGACCTCCGCTCTCCCGGTGGTGACTTCAAGTCCGTGGAGTACACGAACGAGGAGATCAGCGCCAAGACCGCCAACCGTGGACTCATGGTCTGCGTGGATCGTGATCAGGTGAAGGGCATGCCGAACTGGGAGCAGCAGTACACCCGCATGCTACTCACCCGTCTGCGTCTGAACCAGCTCCGCCGTGCCATCACCCTGCTCTCCGCCGCCGCCACCAACGCGGACAAGACCTGGGACACCAGCGCTGGCAAGGATCCGGATCAGGATGTGATGACTGACATCGTCACTGCCCACACGGCAGCTGGTGTGCGCCCCAACCGCGTGGCCTATGGCCCCACGGCCTGGAGCAAGCGCGTGCTGGCTCATCGTGCGCAGAACACCGCAGGCGGCTTTGCCAGCGCAGGCATGACCGCTCAGCAGGTGGCCCAGTTCCTCGGGGTCGAGCAGGCGCTCATCTGCGAGGCACGCTACTCCACCAGCAGCAGTGCCAAGTCCGCCGTCCTGGCAAACCTGGTGCTGATGTACAATGCCCTCAGCGGTGCCACCGTGGAGGATCCAAGCAACATCAAGCGCTTCTGGAGTCCGTGTGACAACGGCCTGGAGCTGATGGTGCACCAGTGGGAGATCGGTCCCAAGAAGATGTGCATCGCCGTGGAGCTGTATGAGCTGATGAAGATCACCAGCACCCTCGGAATCCGCAAGCAGACCATCAGCTAAGGCACGCCGCTGTTAGCTGCGCGTTCAAACCCTGCGCATCGCCCCCGTGGCGGTGCGCAGTCTTGAGCGAAGCCAGACCCGGAGGCCAAGCCGTTGACGGTCGTTTGCCGTTGTTGACGATTGTTTGCGGTGGTTTCCCAAACCCAAAGACCACGACCATGAAACCCACCCAAGGCAGAACCGTTCTCTATATCCTTTCTGAAGACGATGTGCGCAGCATCGAAACCCAGCGCCAGGCACTCATTGATTTGATGGGTGGACTCATCAAGCGAGAGCAGATTGGCATGCCGGTCAAAGCGGGGGGCATCCTGCCAATGATCATCACCCACGTTGAATCTGCCGAGCTTGTGAACGGCAAGGTCATCTTGGATGGAACAGACCAGCACTGGGTAGTCTCCAGCCAGCTCGATAGCACCAAGCGTGGTGCTGGCACCTGGCACTGGCCTGAAGTGGCAAAGCCTGCTTCTGATTACGTCAGCAAGTGCTGGGAGCAGGTGCAAGCCGTCACGCCAAGGCGGCATCCCATCCATGACACTGAGACGCTTGCAGGCATCCTGCATGATGCGCACGCTGGCGCCACGATGCATGCTGATGTGAAGGCTATTCTGCTGTGGCAAGGTAAGGTCCGGAAGTCTGAGTACATCAACGAGTGTCAAGCATGGCGTCATGTGGCCACCATTGCGGCTAAAGCGCTCTCCTGAACAGCCTTCAGTGAAACCACTGTAAACCACCGTCAACCATTGCCAGCAACCGCCAACTTTCCCCTCCGCCATGCCCTGGATCACTCCCACTCTCGAACAATGCCAGCAGCGCATCACGGGCGCGGAATGGCAGTCCCTGCATCGTGCGGCCACACTGGCCGGGCAGGATGGCGAGCAGATGGCCCAGGATGTCATCACGAACATCGTCACGCGGATCCGTGGTCGCGTGGCAGCCAGGCCGGAGAACCAGCTCGGCGCCGAGGGCACCATCCCGGATGAGCTGATGACCTGCTTCCTGGCGCTGTGGGTCTACGACTTCATCACGCGTCTGCCGAACATGCGCACGCTGCTGGATGACCGTCGCCTCGAAGCCTGGAAGACCGCTGAGAGCGAGCTGCGCCATGTGGCCGAGGGCAAGATCAAGATCGTCCAGCCCATCACCCCCGCCGCCCCCGAACTGCAGGCCACTGCAGGCACCGTGCAAGTCCTCAGCAAAACCACCCGCCGCGTCACCCGTGATGGTGTCAGCGGCCTCTTTTGATTTTATGCGCGAAGTGGCTGCTCTCTATGTTCGCTCAGATTCAGTTTATAAGCTGATGCCTGGGGTGGATTGTTGGGATGCTGAGAGAGATGCGAGACAATATGATGGTCCGGCTCCTGTGGTAGCTCATCCTCCGTGCCGGCTTTGGGGCCGTCTGACACACTTCTCAAAAGCAGACCCCTCTGAACGTGAACTGGCTCATCACGCGGTGCAGCGGGCCCGGCTTTTTGGCGGCGTCGTGGAGCATCCTGCATATTCACGTTTGTGGGCCGTGATGGGGTTGCCATTGCCTGGGGAAACCAGGGATTCATGGGGGGGGGGTGAGCATTGCGCTCAATCAATTTGCATTTGGTCATCAGTGCTTGAAGCCCACATGGCTTTACATTGTTGGATGTGCCGAACTTCCGACACTGCCTGTGGAAATGGGCAAACCCGAATACTGCATTGCACGGTCCCGGGGATCAAAGCTGCTGCATGTCACAAAAGCAAAGCGCGAACATACGCCTCCCGCCTTCGCTGCATGGTTGGTCGAAACTGCACGCCGCTGCTTCTCTTCTGACAAACAATCGTAAACCACCGTCAACCACCGCAAACAACTGTCAACGGCTCCTTCCTCCCCGTGCCCCTCATCCTCCCAGAACCCTACGGCAACACGGCCAGCGATGCCTTCCGCTTCGCTCAGGCCCGTGGTGTGCTGCCGACCTGGATGGGCACGGCGGAGCTGGCGGATCTGGAGGCACGTCTCACAGAGCGCGCGGTGTTCTCCGCACGCACCACGAACGCGGTCTACCTGGAAGGTCTGAAGGAACGCATTCAGCGGCTCATCGCGGATGGTTATGAGGGCGACCAGGCACAGCTTCGTCTGGAGCTGAAGAGCCTGCTGGCGGAGCTGGGCTATGATCCCATCAATGGCTTTCCCGGTGATGCCAAGCTCGGCATCCCGGCAGCGCAGCCAGGCTCACTCCAGGATCTGAGCAGTGATAGGCGCATCAACCTCATCCTGGATACACAGATCGAGCTGATCGGTGGCAAGGGCCAGCAGCAGCGCGGGCTGGATCCAGCGGCCCTGGATCTGTTCCCGGCCTGGGAGCTGGTGCGGGTGAAGAAAGCCCGTGTGCCACGCGACTGGAACAAGCGCTGGGAGATCGCGGGCGGTCGCATCATCAAGGATGCAGATGGCAAGAGGCGGCTCATCGCCCACAAGCGGGATGAGGTGTGGAGCGTGCTCGGAGACCGCAGCCTCTTCAAGGATGCCCTGGGGGTGTCGCATCCACCGTTTGCCTTCAGCAGCGGCATGGCCTGGGAGGCCATTGAAACTAGTGAATGGGAGGAGCTGAAGCGGCTCAACCAGATCACCTCCGAACCTGCCACCACGGCCCTGCCTGCGAATGTGGTGCAGATGCCCGCCGCGCAGATCAGTACCTCCGGCCTGAGCCGCGAGTCTCTGACCAGGCTGAGCGCCACGCTGAAGAATGCCGAGGCCAAGGGCGGCATGCTCACGCTCAAGAGTGTCATCGGCACCGCGCCGCCACCGCCGCCGCCTTCACGTCTGCGCCGGCTGAATGCAGCCTCTCTGCTGGATCAGCTGGAATGCATGACTCTGGTGATGAACCTCCACGCCTAACAAGATGAGTGTGACCATCAGCATCAAGGCCACCGACCAGGCCACACCTGTGCTGGCGCATCTGCATCGTGAGCTGACGGATCGCACGGGCCTCAATAAGTATCTGGCGGCCACGGCTGAGGCTGGCACGCGCATGCACATCCGCAGCGCGGCAGAGCAGCGCCACAGCACTGCGCAGAGGCTCGGCTCATCCCCCACCGGCTATCTCGCCAAGCGGGCCAATCTAGTGGAGGCGAAAGGCACGGCAGAGGGCGCGGTGATCACGGTCACTGGCGCCATCTTCAAGCGGGTGTTTGGTCCCGTCACCATCAAGGCCTCAGCAGGCAAGATGCTGACCATCCCCATGCGTGCGGAGGCCCACGGCAAACGGGCGCGCGAGTTCAATGACCTCTTCATCTTTGTGTCCAAGCAGGGCCGTGCCTTCCTGGCCCGCCAGGCCGCGCCAGGTCGGCTGCACTTCCTCTTCCTGCTCAAGGCCGTCGTGACCCTGCCCCAGGATCGCGGCCTGCTGCCCAGTGATGAGCAGTTCGCCCAGATGGGCGAGATCTCCGCCCGCGCCTACCTCCGCAAACAACTGCGTGATGCAGGCCTGCCTCAGTAACCACCGCCCACCGTCCTGCCTCTCCCTATTAGCGTCTCATTAGCGTCCCATCAGCGGTTAAAATCTCCTCTCTGTCATGAAGATCTCCGAAATCAAACGCCGCCTCGGCATCGCCTTTCACTGGCAGTGGCGCACGGGAGTACTCCTCAAGGAGTTGGTGTCTTTTTGGGAAGCTATTGAGGCTCTGCTTTTTTCTCTCGGTGGTATCGTCGCCGCTCTTCTCTTCATTCTGCTTCATCCTTTCGCTGTGCTCTGGCGATTCACCTTCGGCATGGTCTGGCTCGCGCTCTTCAGCAAGTCGGACGTGATGAGCAAACTGGAGGCAGCCATGCCTAACAAGCCCTCAGACAAACCACTGTAAACCACCGTCAACGGCACAGCCCTAAACCACCGCAAACTTCCCCCTCATGACCACCGATCTCATCCAGCAGCTTCAAGACGATGTCTGGGGCATCCTCAGCAATGATGCCGCGTTCCGTCACATCCCGGTGTACCGCAGCCGCACGCCGCTGGACAAGGATGCGGATGGCAATCCCATCGTGGGGCAGACGCAGATGATTGAGGAGCAGATTGAGCAATCACTCGGAGGCCTGGCGCTGAAGGATGGCAAGTGTGGCATCGTGGCCATCGTCATGCTGCCGGATGCGAAGCCTGAGAGCGTGGAGTCTCGCGGCCCCTCCCTGGAGCTGACAGCCATTGTGCGCATCATTGAGGACCGCCTCTTCAATGAAGGCCCCACAGGCACGGGCATCACCACCACGCAGCTCGGGCTGCACATCGTCCAGGTGCTGCATCAGCGCAGTCTGCGGCAGTGCTACACGCTGCGTCCCAGCGCGGCCAACATGCTGGAAGAAATCTCCCTGCCAGGGGACCGCAAGGCTCATGAGGTGAAGCTCATCCTGAGCCGTGGCATGGAGCGTCTGGCGAAGCCTGCGCGGCCAGCCGTGACGGTGGACACTCGCGTGATGACCGCCACATGCACCGAAGCCCTGGCAGAGATCTGGTGGAGTCATGATGGCTCCTGGCCTGGTCCGGCGAATCCACAGTCCTGGAAGTACGATCTGCCCGTGACTCTGGAGGCGGGGATCACCAGCGTGCGAGTCGTGGCCTATGCACCGGCCATGCAGCCGAGTGATGACACGGTGGCGGAGGTGGTTTGATATGACCCTTGTGATGGGTCGGCTTGGCAAACAACCGTCAACCACCGTCAACCACAGCAAACAACCGTCAACGGTATGGTGAAGGCGTGTCCATTGTGGCCGGTTCGGACCGGTGACGTTATTGGTTAGCCGTGGTGAGATGGGGCTGTCATGAGCACACGCACCCAGATCACCAAAACTCCCGGCAAGGTCGTCTTTGATCCGACCGGCACACCTGTCACCCTTTACTCGTCCAGCGGCATTTCATGCGACCTGCAGGAGACCATGGTGGAGCTGCCGGATGTGCGGTTCGGCGCCAGTGAGCAGATCGTCACGGGCCGCATGGTGGAGATCAAATTCACCCCCACGCAGTTCACCGCCGCTGCCCTGGTGAAACTCTTCACGCATGGCGCGGTGCGCATGGGTGGCAGCATCGTGGGTGCCACCGACAAACTGGTGGACGTGCGCACGGTGGATGGTGTGCAGCGCCGCATTGCCTGCGCCTACATCCATCAGGAGCCTGCGGTGCGCTGCAAGACCGGCCAGACCATTCTTGGTGAGGTCGTCATCCGTGGCATCGTGGGCATCGGCGCGGACAGCTCCCTGCTCAGCACCTACTGGAGCAAGAGCAGCGTGGCCTGGAGTGATGCGGGCTGGGATCCTGATGACGAGATCACGCCCGGCTGGGAGTTCTCCTGGCCCACCGGCAGCGCCACGGCCTGGGATGACATCGACACAGCGGACGGTGTGACCATCACGCCGAAGAGTGGCCTCACCGAGGACGTCAGCAACCGCAACGGCCTCATCAATGTGACGATCCAGAAGTATGGCGTGGAGATCGCCGCGAAGACGCTGAACATCAGCGAGGACCTGGTACTTGCCGCGCTCTACAATGACCTGCCGCTCGGTGCCAAGAAAACCGGCCTGGGCCGTGATCTGAAGCTGAATGCCACCACCGGGGATGCCTTCATTCGCTGCTACAACGCAGTGCTGCAACCCACCAGCCTCACCTACAATGCCACTGACACGGTGGTGGGTGATTTGAAGTGGATGACCAGTCCGCTCGTCACCAGTGGCGTGAAGGGTCCGCATCTTCTGGTGACCACCACCGACCCGGATGCATGAGCCTGACCTCCGACCGGCAGCCTCCCCCGGATCTGACGGACCTGCGCGGCTTCCATGACTGGTTCGGTAGCGTGCAGGAGGTCGAGACCTGGGAGGCGCTGATGAACGAATGCGAAGCGAAACGCCAAGCCCCTGAGAACCATGAAAGTCTTCCCCACGCATGAGATGATTGACACGCCGGAGGCGGGCGCCGTGGCGCTGCTGACGGCCATCATCTTCCAAAGCATGGAAGACATCCGCGCCCATCTCTGCCCTGGGGATGGTCATCAGTGGGCAAGGCGTGAGAGGTCGGATAGCAAGACCTCTCTTATCGAGAAGCAGTGTGAGCAGCGGCGGCGTGCCGTGTTTGCACAGGAGGCCGCACACATGCTCCAGTATCACTCAGAAGGCCTCTTCAGCACCCTGCGCATGTGCGGGGTGCCCATCACCAAGGAGCGCGTCTTCCGCCAGCTCGCACGGCTGAAGCCCGCGCCCGCCCAGTCCAACCTCATTGAGGCCGCGTCATGAGTGACAAGCCCAAGACACGCACCCAACGCCGCCGTGAGCAGCGTGCCAGCAAGCAGGCGACACGCGATGCCACACGCCGCGAGGAGCGCGCGAATCGCCGAGGATCCACGCATACCGTGGGCCGCGTGCTGGATCCAACGGAGCGTACTCAACGCCGCCAGGCCACCTCCCAGCGCCGGGCTGAGGCCAAGGCAGCCAGGGCGGAAGATCGCAAGGCACGCGGTGGCGTGGCAGGCCGTGATGGCCTCTACAACAATAACAGCCCTGCCAGCCAGGCGCGTGGTCGTGCTGACCGGCGCGCCGCGAAGGATCGCCAGAGCCAGGCTGCACGCACCAATGGCAGAGGTGAAGGTCTCTACGGTGGCCAGAGCGAAGCGGGCAAAGCGCGTGACCAGGCGGTCCGCAAAGCTGCCTCTGACAAGCAGAGACAGGCTGCACGCACCAACGGCAGAGGTGAAGGTCTCTACGGTGGCCAGAGCGAGTCTGACAAGGCCCGTGGCCGCGCTGACCAGAAAGCCGCTGCTGACCGGCAGAGCCAGGCTGCACGCACCAACGGCAGAGATGAAGGTCTCTATGGCGGGCAGAGCGAGTCTAACCAAGCCCGTGGCCGTGCCGATCAACGGGCCGCCAGGGATGCCAGCAACCAAGCCAAGCGTGATGTCACCAGCCCGCAGTATCAGGCTGAGCAGGCACGCAAAAAGCAGGAGGCTGAGGCGAAGCGCCAGCAGGCCCAGGCCAGAGCACTGCAGCTGGCTGAGCAAGCCCGGCAGGCCCGCGCCCGCATGGAGCGTCTGAGCGGCAAGGAAAAGCGTGCGGCCCGTGCTGAAGCTGATCGTCTGGATCTGGAGGCCAGGCAGGCCCGCCGTGCTGCGGAAGACGCAGGCCGTGATTCACGCCAGGCCAGAGGCCCTGAGCAGGATCATCTCTACAGCGGCCAGTCCGAGGCGGAGAGGTCGCACAACAGCGCCCGCGAAAAGCGCGAGGTCAGACAAGATCATCTCTATGAGCGCCAGGTAAAGGCTGCCGTGCTCATGCCTGAGACGGGCAACCGGACAACCACCGCGCCGGTCTCATCACCACCCGTGGTGACCTCTTCTGCATCCACCATGCAGCGCACCTGCACAGCCCAGGCCTGGGACGAAACCGAAAGCAATTTAGCCCTCATCGCATGAGACTACGACTCCACACCTCCGACCGCGCTCCCTACTGGATCATTGGCAACCCGGCTCTCAATGAACGCACGGAGATGGGCACGTCCATGCGTGAGCGTGTGCAGGTCACGCGCAACCAGCAGATCCTCAGCGGTGCTGAGTGGGAGGGCATCCTGGGTATTGACCGCAGGAATCAGCGCGTGGTGCTGTCTGCGGATGTGCGCCGCGAGTTCGCGGATGAGATGGCCCGCATGGACTTCATCACCAGTCTGGCCGCGCTGAATGAATCAGATCAAGAGCACCGCTGGGAGGGGGATGTCTGGCTCCGCATCGACAAGCCAGGCACCAACGAGTTCCGCGAGTGGCTGATGAAGGATTCCGTCATCGGCATCACCGGCACGGAGATGCAGGGCACGGTGGGGCTTGTCATCTCCTATGCGGTGAGCCTCGGCGGTTTCACAGGCGAGACACGCTCAGGCGAGAGCGAAAGCCTCCTGCTCATCGGCTCTGATCCTGATTCGTTAGGCGTCACCTTGAGCGTGGCCACGCTGGATGCGCTAATGTCTCCTTTCACTCCATCTGACACGGAGTACTTCCGGTTCGTCATCAGTGGCACGCAGACCAATGGTGACGGCTACGGCACGGAGTCGAAGCTGTATCCTGCCGGTGGCAGTACGCCGGCTGATCCTGATGCCTTTGAGCTGCCGCTGTCCACCTGCCTGCCGGATGCGCTGGATTACATGCTGCCCACGGTGATCCTGCCTGGCGTGGTGACGGCGGACGTGACCGGTGGTGACCTGACTGTCACCGCGCCTTATCCCGGCCCGCTTAGCTCCCTCTATGTGGAGATTTACCGCAACTGGCTGGATGAGGAGGAGAACCCCCAGGAGGAACTGACCTTCAGCCAGGCTCTGGATGTCATCCAGGGCACGGATTACCGCATCATCGGCACCACGGGGAGTACCGACTACCAGCTCACCGGCCTCTACGAAACCTGACCGCGAAACAAACCCCCAACCTCCCTGATTCCTCATGCCTACCTCCGCAGAAAAAAACATCTCTGAATTCGATTCCTCCACGGCAGACGGCTACCTGGTCGGTCATGCCGATGGCGTGACCAAGCTCTTTGATACGCGCGATTTCTCACGCAACCGCAGCGTGATCAAGACCATCACGGGCAACTACACGCTCATTGACAGTGACGAGGGCAAGGTCCTCATCCACACGGACAGCAGCGGCTGCACGATCACCATCCCGGATGATCTCACGCTGACCGCCTGGCCGGTGGGCGGTGTGCTGAATGTGATGCGCAATGGCAGCGGTGTGCTGACCTTTGCCGCTGGCTCCGGTGCGACCCTCAAGACAGCCGGACGCGCCAAGGCCCGTGTCAGCGGCAGCATGGTGCAGCTCATGAAAACAGCCGCGAATACCTGGGTCATGTGGGGCGACACGACCGCGTGATCCTGACCACGCTTTGACCCCTTGACCCTCTGACCTCCATGGCCGCCGAACCTAAAATCGAAGTCCAGATCAAGACCACCGCTGACACGTCGGGGGTCGAGAAGCAGACCGCTGCGGTGAAGCAGGCGGCAGCGGCCATGAACCCCTGGATCACCGCCAGCCGGGGCATGGTGGGTGTGCAGCAGCAGGTGGTGCGCACGCTGAATGATGTGGAGCGTGAGCTGCGCGAGACTACGCAGGCCATGCGCGCCATCGCGGTGGATAGCGATGCCTTCACCCAGGCCCGCAGCAAGGTGGAGTCATTGAATCAGGAGATCAAAAGCCTGAAGCAGGGCAAGGATGCCGTGACGCGCAGCGGTGCCAACTTCGGTCAGGCCATGCTGCAAAGCTCACGCGGCATCCAGGATCTCGCGGCGGCTGGCATCCCTGGCATCGTGAACAACCTGGAAGGCATGGCCACCGCTCTGGGCCTGACCGCAGGTGCCGCTGGTGGCATCACGCTGGTGGCCGTGGCTGTGGATCTGCTGGTGCGCAACTGGGACAAGATCAAGACCGCCTTTGGTGAGCCGGACAAGGTGAAGGCGTTTTGGAGCGCCATCACACCGGATGAGGCACAGGCCACACGGATGAAGGATATGGCCACGGCTCAGGAGCGCATTGCTGATGCCATAGAGAGAGCCACTGCGGCGCGCATCAAAGGCATTGAGAGCCAGCAGCAAGAGGTCAAGAATCTGGAGGAGATGGCTAAGAACTGGGAATGGGTCAAACCTGCTGACCAGCTGCCTTCTCTTGATCCTGCCAAGCCCAGTGAAAAAGCTGTGGCCGCTGCCACTGAGCAGGCAAAAGCTGAGGAGAATTTTGCGGGCAAGGATGCTCAGTTCCAGGTGGCAGATGCGAACTACAAAAAGCAGAAGAAGCTGATTGATGACATGAATGCTTTAGCGTCCGCTCAGGACAGACTAAAGCTCGCCAACGAGGCTGACTTGAAGGAGATCACAAGCATCACGGCAAACATTCATGACCCGGTTGCTGCCGGTCTCGCCGCGCCCAAGATCCAAGAGATCCGGGACCGTATGGCCAAACGCGCTCAAGAGCAGCGTCAAAGCATGGAGCAGGTCCCTGGTCTCACGGACGGTCTGACCGGTGACCCTGAAAAGGATAGGGTAAGTCTCGAAGACTTTGCGAAAAAGCAGCGTGATGAACTGGCTCGTTTGGAGGGCGCTCGTTACTCTGCTGCTCAGGAATCTGACGCAGCCCGTGGTGAGATGACCACCGCTCAACAAGCGACGCGTGACCGCGTGCGTATTGACCAGGACAAAGCAGCTTCAGATGCTTTGCAAGCCACGGGTCTTCCACCCGCTCCAGGTCAGTTTGCGGGCGCTGACGCAGCCTTGGGCGTGACAGAGGCCATGCAGCGAATTGAGCAGGCCCGCCTTCAGAATACGCAGGCTGTCCAGACCCTCACGAATGTCACTGAATCGGTCGCTCGTGATGCCGGTGAAACGCAGCAAAGGCTGGCGCTGGCCATGAACATCGTAGCCATGGCATTCCGCAAGATGAGTGGTGATCTCGATACCGTCACCAACGAGTTCCGCACTTACCAGGAGGTGAACCGTCGATGAGCCTTTTGACCCTCAAAATCAATGGTGCGGATGCGGCTGAATTGCGCAGCCTGCGCATGAGCTTTCAGGGCATGAAACTGGCGAACATGCAGCCTGACAGTCTCTCTCTGAGATGGGACCGGAGGCGCGCCGCAGAAGTGTGCCCCATCGTCTACAATGACACGGTGGAAGTCTTCCGGGGCGGGCGCCGTCTCTTCTATGGCCGCGCCCGTCCAGGGGTGATCACCTCGGACGGCCAGAGCATCGACATCATCGGCCCGTGGTCTCACCTGGATGAACAGCTCTATCACCTGAGTCTCTGGTATGCGAGTTATGGTGAGCCAGAGGGCAAGCGGCTGGGTGATACGTTCACCGTCACTCTGCCTGCTGGCACGCAGATCTGGATCGGCGGTGTGGGCGGCTGGTATACGCTGCCGTATGATCACGAGATCACCTGGACGGTGACCACGCGGGCGTCCTACGCTGGCTATCCAGCCACGACGGGTGAGCTGGACGTGAACATGCTCTGGGCCTCGCGCTGCTGGCTCTTCAAACCGCTCTTCACCGCTGAGCAGTTTTACCGGACCATCCAGGATGAGTGGACGCGCGTGATGGACTATGTGGCGCACACGCATGACCCGGCCATCTTTGACCTCGGCACGGTGCAGCTCGGCAAGGCGCTGGGGCCGCGCACACGCACGGTGGCAGATCAGCCCGTGAGCGATGTTTTGCGCCAGGTGCTGGCCATGAAACCGGATGCGGCGGTGTGGTGGGACTACGGCACCACGGGCCTGCCAACGATCAATGCACGCGTGGCCAGCCTGGAGACTCCCTTGGAGCTGACGATCGGCGAAAGGGCTGTCCAGAACTATTCACTGAAGGTGGCCGATGAGCTGGTGCCCACGGGGGTGATTATTCGGTGGGAATCTGAGCTGGGGAACAGTGATGAAACCGGCCTGGGCCGCCCCTATCTGGCGGACTTCTTCCCCGGCTCCATTCACCTGCCAGCATGCAGCTACAGCAACGGCTCCACGACGCTGACCACCCTGAGCACGGCGGGCCTGGAAGTGGGCATGCGGCTCACCGGCCTGTACCTGCCCAACGGGGTGGAGATCACCGCCATCACCAGCCCCACCACGGCCACGATGAGTGTGGCGCCCTCAACCGCGCCGACCAGTCCCTACGATGACATCCGCGTTGTAGCCCGCAAAGCCACCGGGGCGGCGAGCTATCAGCCGGGCGTGATCCTGCACACCATCTCCGAGGGCACGACCTACATTGCCCCCGGCCTGGCCAAGGAGGTTTACGACAGTCTGGCCGTCCGCCGCGCCCAGGGGTCTCTGACCGTCCTGGACCGTGATTTCTCCCTGGGGCTGCGCCCTGGCCGGGTGATCACCCTGGGGGGTGACCCTGCGCTGGTTGGTGTCCAGCTCTGGGTGCAGAGCGTGAGCTGGAACCCTGGCGATGGCCTGGCCCGGCTCACCGTGGGCTACCCCGCCCACCTCCAGCTCCGCGACCGCGCCGACCTCAAGGGCTGGTTCAAATACACCTTCACCGGCGTCTTTGGCGAGGTGAACACCTGGATCGTGCCTCAGTGATGAGCTGCACGGACCGTGCATGACGCTTGCAACTCCCGCCATCCTGCACACCCCTCCTGCTCAAACCTCTGTCATTTTTGCTCAAACCTCACGGCGCTTACCTCTTACCTCTATCAGAAGAGTGTTAAGGTATTTTCTTGATCTGAGCTTCAAATAAACTGTTCATATGAGTTAGTCCTAGGCTTTTCGTGCAGATCTGCTTCTGAAAAAAGTGAGGGAAAAGCGACCCACAAGAACATACAACAATCAAATGTTATGGTTTTTATTGAATTATCTAATGAATGTGAGTTATTTGTAAAAGTATGTTCAGCATCCTCTCACAAACCACTAAAGCCTCGGGTCCGGGCGCTCCATGCGCACCTCGTCGGCACTGCCTGATGTTGGGGCTCGCTCTAGTGGCACTGGTTACCATGCCCACGCGCAGCTGGGCGGCGAACATCATCCATGAGTTCTATGTGCCGCTGCCAGAATCTCAGGTGAAATCCGCCCTGGTGTCCATTGAGCCAGCCTCGGGCATCGTGGGAAACACAATCGAGTCCGTCATCTCCATCGTTGCCACCGGAGCTGGCTCCATCATTCACTATGACCAGTGGGAAGACGGCTACGAGGTGGACCTGAACAACCCTGTGCAGCCCTCCACCCAGATCTGGGGGGATGGGAACAATGCCAACGGCATCCCCCCCGGCTATGCGAACGATCCTGCCACCCTGACCTCCGGTTCCGTGATCGTGCTGCGCAACCAGATCCCCCTGCCGCGCAATCCAGCGAACCACTTTTACGATGGCCGCGACCGCTTTGGCGGCACGAAGGCCCTCGTCGTCTCCCGCGCCAGCTGGGCCACCACGCCGGGGACGGTGCTTTGCGGCTCGAATGAAGTGCCCGCCACCATGGACTACGGCACTCAGTACATCGCCCCCGTGGGGGATGATGTCAGCGCCAGCTCCATGTTTGAGTTCGTGGGCCTGTTTGTGATGGCTCGGGATGACGCCACCTCTGTCACCGTGGATGCGGACGGTCCCGGCGCGGGCGCCTCCACCACCCTCACCCTGAACCGCGGCGAGTCCTATCTCCTGAACGGCGGCATCAAGAAAGGCGCCACCGTGGCTGCCACCAAGCCAGTGCAGGCGCAGCTGGTGACCGGGGACATCGGTGCCCGCTATGAGAGCCGCCGTTTCACCCTGTATCCTCGGGACCAGTGGAGTGACGTGACTTACTCGCCCGTGGGCACTGCGGCAAACGGCCACCAGGCCTATGCCTTCATTTACAACCCGAATGCCGCATCCCTAACCATCAATGTGACAACTGCCGTTGGCGCCGCGAGCTTTTCCGTCGCCGCGAACGGTGTGACCCAGTATCAGATTCCGCAGAACTCGGGAGCCAGGTTTGTCAGCTCAAATGGAGCGGACTTCTTCGGTGTGGTGGCAGTGGGCGCCAACCCGAGCTCCAACAATGTGCATGACTGGGGATTCTCCATGGTGCCCTCGGACAACCTCACCACCGAGGCGGTGGTGGGCTGGGGACCTGGAAGCGAGAACCTCACTCAAAACGGCAGCCCGGTCTGGGTCACCCCCACCTCCGCCACGCGTGTGTATGTGGACTACAATGGTGACAAGGCAGGCTCGCTGACCGATCCAAAGGGCAACAAGTACGACGCGCACCTGGACATCAGCACCATGGAGTCACGCCGGGTCAGTGATCCTGACAAAGACCAGACGGCCATGCGCCTGTACACGCTGGATGGTGTGACCATCACGGCCGCCTGGGGTCAGGATCCTGCCGTCGCCGGTCCTGCCCTGCCCTACCTGGACTGCGGCACCACGGTGCTGCCCTTTCCAGTGCCGACACTCATCAAGTCCTTCACCATCGCCATCGATGCAGGAAGCCCCGGCCTGACCATTGGCGACACCGTCGAATACCGCATCGATGTGGACAACAAAGGCCTGCTGCCTCTTGGCAACCTGCTCGTGCTCGACCCGCTGAACGCCTCCCTGACCTACGTCGCAGGCAGCACAAAGCGTGATGGCACCACCATCCCAGACGGCAGCACAGGCACGCTCTTCCCTTTGGATGAAAGCGGCTACACGATCCCGATCATCCTGCGCGGGGGCACGACCACTTTCACTTACCGTTGCACGGTCAACGCCGCAGGTTCGATTGCCAACACCGTGAGCAACTCGAACTACAATCTCGTGTCCACGGCCAACGTGGTGGTTCCGCCGCCGGCAGGCGCCACTCCTTGCGGCGCGCAGTTCACCAACAACACAGGCACCACGCAGTCATCCTACACAGCGGGTGCCCTCATCTATGCCACGATGACAGATCCTGATGCCAACAACACAGCATCTGTGGAAAGCATCACCGTGGTGGTGCGCAATACAACGAATGGCGATGCGGAGTTCGTCACATTGGTCGAGACCACCGCGACCAGCGGCATCTTCCGCAACACCACCGGCCTAACCACTTCCACGACCACGGGCTCCTCGCAGATGGACGGAACGCTGCTCGTCGCGCCTGGGAACAGCCTTTCCTTCATCTACACCGATCCGGAGTTCAATGAGACCTGCACTGGCAGTGCGGTGATCGCCGTGCCGACTCAGAACAAGTTCCTCTATCTCAGTGATCCGGGCCAGGCGCTGGACCGCGTGGATCCCGCGGCAACTGCCGACAACAGCACCTCCAGCAGCACGGCGCAGACACCTGGTGCGGCCACCATTGCCGTCGATGCCACCTCCACTGGCAGTTCTGTCAATTCCACCAACGTAACCTTCACTCATATCACAGGCAGCGGGAGCAACCGCCTCATGCTCGTGGGCATCTCCTATGAGGATGACAACAACCCGGGACTCACCATCACCAATGTGACTTATGCGGGACAACCGCTCACTTTTGTCGGACGGCAGGCCTCCCCACAGGAGGTGGCCTGCGAAGTCTGGCGCCTCATCAATCCTCCAAGCGGATCGGCCAGCATCGTCGTCACAGCCAGTGGTCTCGATGGCACCTCAGACAGCATTTTCGCGGGTGCGATCACGTACACGGGAGTGCATCAGACGGCACCGCTCGGGACCATGACTTTCGGCGCTGGGACTGGCACCACTGGATCCGCCACAGTCTCCTCGGCTGCCAATGAGCTCGTCTTTGGCCTGCTGGCGCTGGATGACGGGCGCACCGCCACCAACACCGCAGGCCAGACGGAGCGCTGGAACGGCCGCACGGAGACAGGCGATGATGGCGTGCGCGCTGCTGCAGCGACGAAGGTCGGAACGGCCTCCACCACCTTGTCATGGACTCTGGTGAATGATGCGTGGTCTGCCTGCGCCGTGCCCATCAAGCCGGCACCTTCGCCAGTAACGGCCACCTTTACCCAGGCACCCACCTTTGCCTCCACCTTCACCATGCCAGTCGGGGCCACACCGGTGGTGACAGCTTACTACAATGTCACCAGCGGCACCATGCCTGCCTCGCCAGCCATCACCGCCACGCTGAAGCGCGGTGCCAGCATCGTCGCCACCAGCACCTCGACGACAGCATCGGCCGCCACCGGCGCAGGTTTCTTCACCTTCAACTTTGGCGCGTTGGCTGGCACCGTGACCTATGCCGCCGGCGAGACCTTCACCTTGGACATCACCACGTCGCAGGCCGGTGTGACCTACGCCATTCAATACGACAGCGCTGCCGCACCTTCCAAGATCACGCTGCCAACCACGACAGTCATCGATGTCAATTCCCTCGGCGTGTATGATGCGCCCTACCCTGCCGGCAACCTCATCACAGGCCTGACCAGCGGCACGACCGTCTACATCCGCAGCACGGCCAGCGATCCCTTCGGCCATGCAGACATCACCAGCATGGGACTGGCCATCACGGGCCCTGGCGGCAGCGGCAATGTCAGCACCACGCTGAATGGGGCGAATGTGGTCAACACCACGACGGGCACGAAGACCTATGAGTATGCCTGGGCTGTGGGCGCCACGACCGGCACCTACAACATCGCCGTGACGGCGAACGAAGGCACGGAAGGCATCACCGCCACACGCGCCACCACGGTGAACGTGACCATGCTTGACCTCGGAACACCGAGCACCACGGAGTTCACCACCGGTGTGAACGGCCCGGGCACACCGACTTACTCAGGCGGCGAGACCGTCTGCGTGCGTGTCACGGATTTGGATCAAAACACCAATGCCACCGTGGCTGAGACGGTGACTGTCACCATCACCACCGCGAGCGGTGACAGTGAGCTGGTCACTCTCACGGAGACCGGCGTGAACACCGGCATCTTCACCGGTTCCATCCCCTCCAGCACCACCCTGGGTGCCGGAACGAACAGCGGCACCCTGCGCGCTGTCCTCGGCGAGCTGCTCACAGTGACTTATGTGGATCCGACCGACGCCCTGGACACGAGCAACGACACCGCCACGATCCCAAATGTGGCGCCAGCAGTCTCCGTGAAGAAGACACTGGTCATCCCAGCGGACGGCATCGCCGTGATCGGTGAGGCTTTGCAATACACCGTGCAGGTCGCCAACACCGGCAACACAACGCTCAGCACCATCGCGCTGACAGACACCTTCCCGGCGGCAAACCTGGCCTTTGTCTCGGCCAGCCTCACACCTAGCTCCACAGGCAGCGGAACCGTGAGCTGGACGAATGTCGGGCCGCTCACTTCCGGCCAGAGCATCACCCTCACGCTAAACTTCGCCGCCCTCACCGCAGGTGCGACCGTCACCAACACGGCCAGTGCCAACGCAGGCGGTAGTGTGACCGGCAGCAGTTTCGCCAATGTGACCCTCACACGTCCGGCGCACATCGTGACCAAGACATTGATCAGCCCGACTCCAGGCCCGGCCAACATCGGAGACAACGTGGTCTTCCGCATTTCGGTGCAGAACACCGGCACCACGGCCATCACCACTCTGCCGCTCGAGGACACTTTCTCCGGCGCGGACTTCAGCTTTGTCTCTGCCACGACCACTCCTGACGCGACCGGCAATGGCGCCCTGCTCTGGAACGACATCACTGGCTCAGGCAGCCTCGCCGCAGGCGCCACGGCCACCGCGATCGATGTGACCCTCCGGGCCCGGGGAGCCGCCGCCCCTGCGGTCAACAACGCCTCCGCCAGCTACAGCGTGGATGTGAATGGCGACTCCGTGCCGACGGCAAGCAGCAGCGCCACCATCACACTCCTCGCGGCGAAGATCACCGGTCGTGTCTACATTGACCCGGATCAGAGCGGCAGCTTCAACGCCGGTGACAGCGCTTTCAGCGGTGTGACGGTCAGCCTCTACTCAGATCCGAATGCAGACGGCAACCCGGCGGATGGCACGCTCGCGGCCATCGCCACCACCGGCACGGACGGTCTCTACGAGTTCCCGAACCTCGCCACGGGAACCTACGTTGTCGTTGAGTCCCAACCGGCTGGCTACTCCAGCAGCGGAGACACCCAGGGTGCCAATGACAACCGCATCGCGCTCAACGTGAGCACGCTCACAACCTTCGCGGATAACAACTTCTTTGACTATCTCACACCCGCGGTGAGCTACGCCAGCATCTCCGGCAAGGTCTGGAATGATGCGAACGCCAGCGCCACGGTGACCGCCGGTGAAGTTGGCATCGAGAACGTGCAGGTCGACCTCATCGAAGATGCCAACAACAACGGCGTCGCTGATCCGGGCGAGGCGGTGGTGAGCTCCGCGCTCACGGCAGCCGATGGCACCTATGCCTTTGCAGGACTCAGCGCCGGAAACTATGTCGTGGTCGAGCGCGACCTCTTCGGCTGGTACTCCACGGCAGACGCTGCCACGCCTAACAATAATATGACTCCCGTGGCTGCAGCTGCTGGCAGCACCACCACAGGACGTGATTTCCTGGACGTGCAGACAGGCACCGTGGGTGGCAAGGTCTACCATGACGTGGACGGCAACGGCAGCTTTGGCGGCAGTGACACTGCTCTCGCAAACATTGATGTGATCATCACCGACACCTTTGGCGTGCCCCAGACGGTGGCGACCAATGCCACAGGTGACTGGACCGCGTCCGTGCCTCCGGGCACCACCAGCGTGAACGTGGACCAGGCAGATCCTCAGTTCATCGCTGTCTTCACCACAGGCTACCAGCAGACCGCCGGTACGGATCCTAGCAATGTCACCGCAGTCAGCAGTGTGAACACACCTGCAGGTGATGACGGCTTCCGTCGCCTTGGCAGCGTCACGGGAACGGTGCTCGCAGACACCAACAACGATGACGCAGGTGATGTGGGCATCAGTGGAGTCACGCTCACTCTCAAGGACAGCCTCGGCAACGACATCGACAGCAATCCTGGTCTCGCAGGCGTTCAGCCCACCACGACGACCACCAACCCCAGCGGTGTGTATGCTTTCGCCGGCCTGGTGCACGGCACCTATCAGGTCGTCGAAACTGACCCCTCAGGCTACTTCAGCATCACGACGAACACGGTCACCCCAGTCAACGTCGTCGCCGGATCCACGACCAGCGGCATCAACTTCGTCGACGAGCAGGCCGGCAGCATCACGGGCTTTGTCCGTGCCGACACTGACAACAATGACTCAGGTGATGTGGGCATCGAAAGTGTCACGCTCACCCTCAAGGACAGCAGCGGCAATGATATCGACAGCAATGCGGGTCTCGCGGGCACACAACCCACCACCGCGACCACCAGCGGCAGCGGCGCCTACAGCTTCACCAATCTTCTTCCGGGAACCTATCAGGTCGTTGAGACCGACCTTGCGAGCTACTTCAGCGTCACGGCCAACACCGTGTCCTCCGTGGTGGTGAATGCCGGGCTTGTCACCAGCGGCATCAACTTCGTCGACGAGCAGGCAGGCAGCATCACGGGCTTTGTCCGTGCCGACACCGACAACTCCAAGACAGCAGTGGCAATGACATCGATAGTGATCTGGGCACACCTGGAGTGCAGGCGACCACTACGACGACGAACGTGAGCGGTGCCTACACTTTCGCCAACCTGGCCCCTGGCAGCTATCGTGTGGTGGAAACAGACCTCACTGGTTATCTCAGCATCACGCCGAACACGCTTGCTCCAGTGGCCGTGTCCGCAGGCGTCGTGACCAGCGAAGTGAACTTTGTCGACGAGCAGAATGGCAGCATCAGCGGCACCGTGCTCGCTGATGCTGACAATGATGACATCGGCGATGATCCCATCAGCGGCGTGACCCTCACGCTGCAGGATGGCAATGGCGATGACATCGACAATGATCCTGTGACCATTGGCATCCAGCCGACCACAACGACGACCAGCGCCAGCGGTGAATACACCTTTGCTGGACTGCCTCCCGGCAGCTACCGCGTGGTTGAAACGGATCCTGCGGGTTACTTCAGCGTCTCTCCAAATATCGTCACTCCTGTGATGGTCGCAGCGGGCACGGCCACCAATGATGTGAGCTTTGTGGATGAAGCGCCAGGCAGCATCACCGGCACTGTGCTGGCCGACCTGGACAACGATGACATGGGTGACACCTCGATCAGTGGTGTCACGGTCACGCTGAAAGACAGCAGCGGCAATGACATCGACAGCGACCTCGTCACTGCCGGCATCCAGCCGACCACAACGGCGACCAACGCCAGCGGAGAGTACACCTTCGCAGGTCTGGCCCCTGGCACCTACCGCGTCGTTGAGACCGACCTTTCTGGCTACTTCAGCGTGAGCTCGAATGTAATGTCTCCTGTCGTGGTCGTCGCAGGCATGGCGACCTCGGACGTGGATTTCGTCGATGAAGAGTCTGGCAGCATCACCGGCACCGTGCTGGCCGACACGGACAACGATGATGACGGAGATGATCCGATCAGCGGGGTCACCCTGACCCTGAAGGATGGCAATGGTGATGACATCGACAGCGACCCCATCACCGCAGGCGTCCAGCCAACAACGACCACCACCAATTCAAGCGGCATCTACGTCTTCACAAACTTGGTCCCAGGCTCCTACCTCATCGTGGAAACTGATCTGGCCAGCTATTTGAGCGTCACGCCGAACACAGTGGGACCTGTCACTGTCGTTGCGGGAGCCACCACCATTGGCGCGGACTTTGTGGATGAGCAAACTTCCGGCATCACAGGCAGCGTGCTCGCAGACACGGACAATGACGACATTGGAGACGATCCGATCAGCGGGGTCACGCTGACTCTGAAGGACAGCAGTGGCAACGACATCGACAGCGATCCGGCCACCGCCGGCATCCAGCCCACCACCACGACGACCAACGCCAGCGGTGTCTACACCTTCACCCAGTTGACCCCTGGCACGTATCGTGTGGTGGAGACAGATCCGGCTGGTTATCTCAGCATCACGCCCAACACGATCACCCCTGTGGCGGCGGTCGCTGGAGCACTCACCACCAACATCAACTTCATCGACGAGCAGCCCGGTGGCATCACCGGGACCGTGCTCGCTGACGCGGACAATGATGATGATGGCGACGATCCGATCAGCGGCGTCACCGTCACTATCAAGGATGGCAATGGCAACGACATCGACAGCGACCCGATCACCGCAGGCATCCAGCCCACCACGACCACCACAGACCTCAACGGCATCTACACCTTTGCCGATATCACCCCGGGCAGCTACCGCGTGGTGGAGACGGATCTGACTGGCTACTTCAGCGTCACTTCCAACGTGATGTCTGCTGACGTCGTGGCCGGCGCGACGACCTCCGATGTCAATTTCGTGGACGAGGAAGCCGGAAGCATCAGCGGCACCGTGCTCGCCGACATCGACAATGACGACATCGGAGATAATCCGATCAGCGGGGTTACGCTGACCCTGAAGGACAGCAACGGCAATGACATCGACAGTGACGACGTGACCGCAGGTGTGCAGCCCACGAGCACCACGACCAATACCAGCGGTGCCTACAGCTTCACAGGCCTGCGTCCGGGTAGCTACCGCGTGGTGGAAACCGATCCAGCGGGCTATCTCAGTGTCACGCCAAACACGCTCAGTCCTGTGATGGTCAGCGCGGGCAATCCAGTGGCCGATGTGAACTTCATCGACGAGCAGTCCGTCACCATCGGCAACCTTGTGTGGCATGACATCAACAATGACGGCTTCAAGGATGCAGGCGAGGCTGGCATCGACGGCGTGGTGGTGGAGCTGCTGACCAGCACGGGAGCCTCCATCGACAGCGATGCCCTCACCGCTGGCGTGCAGCCCACGACAAGCACCACCGCAGGTGGTGGCCTCTACAGTTTCACGAATGTCGCGCCGGGCCTCTATCGCCTGCGCATCGCCACACCGCCTGCGGCCTATCCACTGTCCTCCGCGACCACCGCCGGCGGCCAGCAGAATGATCCGCAAGACGATCAGCAGGATGATGATGACAATGGCATTCAGTCCACGGCTTCCGCCGCCACGCTGAGCGCGGTCATAACCCTCACTTCTGGCGAAGTGGATGACACGATCGACTTCGGCTTCACCGCGCTCGCCGGCATGCGCACCATCAGCGGCCAGGTGCGTGATGACTATGACCTGGACGGCAGCCTGGGCGATAGCGACCAGCCTGTGCCTTCCGTGACCATCCGTCTCTTCGCGGACACGAATGACAATGGTGTCTATGATGATGGCATCGACCAGCTCATCCGTGAAACCACCACAGATGCGCTCGGCACCTATGCTTTCACCGGCCTGCCAGATGGAACCTATTTCATCCAGGAGATCGACCCTCAAGGCGCCACCAGCACCACCGACACGCAGGGGAGCAATGACAATCTCATCCTGCTGATGCTGAGCGGCAGCGACAGCCTCGGCAACGACTTCCTGGATGCCGTGGATCCTGCCGGTTATGCCTATGACGTCGTCACGGGCCAGATCATCACGGGTGGCAGCATCTTTGTCAGCGGGCCTCCGGGCGCGGGCATCACCATCCTGCAGGACGGAAGCACCGGTCAGTACAGTTTCCTCACGGATGGCACGCCGGGCACCTACACGCTCAGCTACACACCGCCATCGGGCTACATCATCGACCCGGCGCGCCCGGTGGCAGGCATCAACTATGACCCCACCAGCCAGCCTGACCCGCATGCCCTCGGCTCGGGGGAGGACTTGATGACTCCAGGCTACCTAACCAACTTCAGCGCAGCGGCGAATCCATACTACCTCAGCTTCGTGCTGGAGTCGGGTGATCCCTTCGTCATCAACAACAACATCCCGCTGCGGCTGAGCACTCCCCGCAAGTACGACTACTGGAAGAAGATCACCGGCAGCGGCCCCACCCCTGGCTCCAACGGCGATGGCGACTGCTACACCGATCTGGTGGAGTATGCCCTGAACCTCAACCCAGGCACCGGCGTGCAGACATCCCCGGTCTTCCGTGGTGTGCGCAACACACTCACTGGCAGGCTGGATGTCTCCTTCAACCGCATCTCGGGAGGCCCGGATGATGTGACCTACGCTCTCATGGGCATCAGTGCGCTCTCGGCATCGCCATCTGGCTGGACCGCGCTATCCATCATCCCGACCATCACCAGCAATGGCGATGGCACGGAGACGCTGACCTATGCGGATGTGGAGAGCGATCCATTCTTCACCGGGCAGCATCAGGGCTTTGTGAGGCTCCACCTGGAGCTGGATGAGAATGGTGACAACATCCCTGAGGCCAGCGCCAGCACGCCTGTGTTTGGCTGGACCCGCCGCACACTGAACACGGAGTGCGTCATGACCGGCCATCCGTATCTGAAGGACAAGAACTTCTGCGGCACCATCGATGCGGTCGTTGGCAGCACGCTGAACGTGGCCACGAGCGCCGGAGGCAGCAGCATCGTGGCGCAGTTCACTCCAGGCCGTGAGTACTTCGTGGAGATCTTCTCCGGTGACAATGCCGGCCACCGCTTTGAGATCAATGAAGCGGCCAGCACCGGCACCACCATCGCCCTGGTGCCAGGCCACCTGCGCAGCACGCAGACCAGCATCCCTGCCAGCCTCACCGGTGACAAGGCCGTGATCCGTGAGCATCACACGCTGAATGATCTCTTCCCGCGCACGCAGTTCACCGCCACGAACAATCCGTCTACCGGTGACCGTGTGCTGTTCTACGACCGCGTCGCCGGCAGCTTTAAAATCTACTGGCTGTATGCCA